TATATTTTTTTTTTAAATTAAATTCGTATATTAAATTTATTATATATTTAACTCTTAAATATGTATTTAATACATAGATAGCGAAGCAGCGCCGGCTTTGTAAAGACCTGTTGTCTCACCAACACAGGTTACATTGATTGTACCCTGATCGATAGCATAACCAGATGATGTAAGATCTGGGTGAGTAAATGTAAGACTTAGACGAATATTATCAAAACGATTGAGGGGAATCGACGAACCCGAACCCTGGCGAGACGCTAAGGGGAAGACGTAGTAACCCATGCTAGAGTCTAGCTCCTGTTTATCAATAGAAAAGTCGTTAGCGTATAAACCTAGAGATTTATTTGTAATACCCTTTAGTAGTTCACCGTCCAACTGACCAGAGAAGGAAGATGAGTTAAGCTTAAGTTCAGCATACTTTAGGCTGGGGGCAGTTTTCTGACCCTTACCTCCTCTCCCTATGAAAGAAGCGCTGATAATTAAATGCGAAGCATATAGAGAGAAGTGATCTAGATCGACAATTACTGGCTGATCTGGGTACATTTTCTGGGGGAACATGGTATTAACATTCTGAGTCATCTTAAGGCGCTTGGGGATACCGTTTGGCATATTCTTCATCTGCTCGCGCTCTTCGTTACACATAATCATATGCTGAGCATACAATTTGGTTGATAGAGTGGCATTAGGTGTCCAGTCAACAGCCGCGTTAGATACAAAAGTACCGGTTCCAGCAGAAACACCGTTCTTGTCAAGAACAGTTGCGGTGTAAGATGGATACGCACTCGATTTAACAGTGGTGTCCCAAATGTCCGAAAAGTTCGCGTAATGAACCTTAACCTTAACATTCTGATGAGGGGCGGCTGCCATTAGATAACCATCCTCAGAATTCTGAGTGAAATTCTCTAATTGGGGGCTTAGAGTCTTTGTAAGCATCTTAAGAGGAATGAAAGCCTGGTACTTCTTACCTGGACACCATTCTGGAACACCGGGGGCCTCGCGGGAGCCATCACCCTTGACAAAACCGGTGGTCTGAAGACCTAGACGTTCATAAGAACTCTCGCTAATCTCTGTAGCGTTAATGGATAGTAGATCATTGTATTCTAATGTCTGCCAGATCTGGGTACCTACCTGAAATTCAACTCTCTTGATAATATTAGCGAGGGGGAACTTACCCTTGGACTTGAGTGTAGAACCCGCCCATTCCTTAACAACATAATCAGTCGATGGTTTTACCGAGTGCTCTGGAATCTCCTTAAAAAGGGCAGACCAGTGGGGATTCTGATCCGCTCCCGCAGCGGCGCCAATACTGGCTAGGTGTGGTAGTTTAACTAAATCCTGACGAACGCCAGTGGTTGGAGCAAAAAGATTCTGATACCAACTGAAAGACTGCATAGCATCGTCTAGTGTCATGTAAGCACCGCCAGCTGGTCTAGCGGCGGCGGCGGGGAAAGTAATACCGAGGGCACCACCTGTACCCCAGCCAGCGTAGCCATATACTTTGTAAGACGAGTCGTTGTAAAACTTAACCATCTCGGCAATGTCATGACGACTGAAATCTACAATCTGCATCTCACTATCTATCCAGGCCCAGCCGTTTGGAGGGGTTGTATTGTATGTAACAGAGGCACCACCGGCGGTAGTACGAGTTACAGAGTGGGTTTCGCCGGGTGAAAGTTTAGTAAAATAACCACCATTGTACTCACCAGCGCCGCCAGCGCCGCCGGCTCCTGTGAGAAGATTAATAGCAACTGTGAGATCACCGATTGTCTGACCTGTTTCACTGATGCGATTACCTAACGAAGCAGGTGTTGCACCACCTATATGCGTTACTGCGAGCGAGGTGGCATCTACAGTATAAGTTGATATAGCAGAAGCTGTAGGAGTTATAGCGTAAGTCTGTCCCTGGGCAATAGCCTCTCTAGCATGTGGAATTGTATTAGCGGATGCACCATCGCCTAGTACATAACCCCAACCACCTTTGATAGAAGATAAACTACTCTCTACGGCAGTTGGAATAGCAGTTGTTGGCTTATTCATTTCAACTGTAAGAGACATGTACATGTCACCTAGGCAATCGATATCATTATTAACTGTGAAAATCTGGCTACCGCCCCACGAGGCATTTTTACCGGAACCCGATGTGGGAACTTCTAGTGTGGACGAACCATATAGTAACTGACGGGTTGTGTCTGTCTCATTCCAGAAAACAGATACTACGTCACCAGCGGAGGAGTCACTTATTTTATTTGTAACAGCAAGACCCTGGGTCCCACTTCCATTATACGAAGCATGAGCAGCTACAGCTCCAGACATTTTTATTTAATATACGAATATATTTTTTTTTTAAATTAAATTCGTATAATAAATTTATTGAAGGATATTCTATTAGTCTAGTAATTCATAATAGCAGAACCGTTCTTATAAGATACACTAGCCTGTCCTCTTGCTGTAACAGATACATTAACAAATTCTGATAAAATATTGCTATCAGAATTTAAAACGCCTTGAGAATCAAAAATCATTTCAAGTCTTATAGTGTCGAAATTAGAAAAAGATACCGAAGAACCTCCGAAAGCTGTATTAGAAAGTGGGTATATATAATATCCTTTATTGTATTCATTACTATATAACCCAATCGAATTATTTGATATTCCTCTCATAAACAAACCGTCTAATATAGAATGTGGTTTAGAGTTTAAAAATAATTGAGCCGTTTTTAAATATGGTTTTGTAGAAGTATTTGTATAATCTATATTAATTATTAAATGTGATGTATATATAGTTATTTCATCTAAATTCATAGATAAAACCTGGTTTCTAGACACGTTTATAAATCTATTATTTACATTCATAGACATTTTTATTCTCTTATCTATACCTTCTGGTCTATTTTTCAATACATCTAATTCTTCCCTGTTCATGATTATTTTTTGACCATACATTTTTGTATTAAAAGAAATCTTAGGATTCCAAGGTTCTGGGACATTTGTTACGTATAAACCTGTGCCAGAAGACTTTCCTGTTGTTTCATATATAGCTCCATCTTTTACTAAAGAACTTGGATTACCGTTAGAATCTTGTCCGTCTTCTATTTTAGTAGTTACATGAGGAACTCTGTATATAGGAGCTGTGTAACCTTGCATAGCAGATACATTATTTGTATCCCATATTTTTTCCAATTCGTTGTAATAAACCTTGACTGTAAATTTAGAATCAGGTGCTATACCTGCTAAAAATCCATTTTCAGAGATATTTGTAAAATTATTGAATCTCGGATCTACAGAACTTGTAAATCCTGGTATAGGTATTGTTATATTATATTTTTTTCCAGGTATCCATCTTTCTTTAGAATTTTCTTTACGCGTACCGTCGCTTAGTGATCTACCCCTTGAATTTAATATTGTAGTTTGATATAAACTTTCGGTCATTTCTGTTGAATATATAGATAAAAGATCTTCATTTTCTATTGTCTGCCACACCTTGTCATTTACAATTATTTCCACCTTTTTTATTATACTTAATAACGGGAAATCAACCTTTGATTTTAAGTCTGAATCGGCCCATTCGGGATTTTGATAATCTCCCTTTAATGGAGGATAATAAGCTCCTTCTGGTACAGAATTGAATTGTTTATCCCATCTTATAGATTCTCCGATGTCTGGTAAATTAATAAAATCTGTTATGTCATGATTTAATGTAAACTGCGCATTATTTACAAGAGTGTAACCGTCTGAATAATTCATTTTTATACTAGAAGTGTTTTCAACTGGTGTAGGCGCGGGTGGGTTATGTGTATATTTCCCTATTTCAAATAAATAAGATCTACCTACCTCCTCTTCGGTCTCGCGAATGTGTGAACGAAGAGATGTATCAGCTAATAACAGTGATGACACGGGATCACCTTCCTCTACAAGAGATTCTTCATTGTTTTTATGTATAGAGTACGCTGCAGTCATTCCCCCACCCGGATACCAATCAAGTTTTTCTTGGATTTTACCGATAGTAGAAGTAAACGGAGCTCCTGCGAGAATGACATCTCCATTTCCATCCATTGAAACAGATACTCCAAGTCCGTCGGCTGTTCCCTCGTAAATTCCATATTTCCCGTGTGTACCAGGCCATGATTTTTGTTTAGAATTACCTCTTTCACCGCTTGTGGCATCTATTTTTAATACATTTTCCCAGTTTCCTGATTTGTATTCATATAAATGTACTTCCCCGTGTGAAAGTCTTTGCCTTTCATTTCTCATCCCTAAAGACGCTGGACTACCATATTCGGCCCATCCTTTTATTGCCCCCAGTTCCGTATCATATAAATATCCTCCCCTGGCTTTAAAATGCTTTGCATTTTTATCAAAACCAATTTCATATGACTCTGGTGGAGGATTACTATAAAGAACAAGGTCTGGGTATCTATAAACATCTATTCTACCATATTCTGTTTGCACTGGTTGACCATTATTTATCAGACCATCATTTATTATAACGTGTTTATTCATTAAATCCTTAGTTCTTGGTTTATTTAAAGGCTTCTTTTCATTTATACCATATGGACAGCCTATCGCTAATTTTGTACCATCTTTATTAAACTTTATTGATGTACCTAAATAAGAATTTGGTTGTCCAACTATTTCCTTTACAGGTGAATATGAATTACTAACGCTGTCCCAATCATAAATAGACACGCTTCCGACCCCGTTTTCATCAATTATATTACCAAATGCAATACGTGTACCATCATAATTAACAGCACAAGAATGGCCATCTCCATGTGAACTACCATTATATTTACTTAAAACTCTTGTCCAAATTCCGTTAAATAATTTATATACATTAATTCCAGAATCATTAGTTGGTGCTACAATATTTATTTGCCCTCCCATCCCAGCATGATGGTGACAATAATAATACAATACTGTACCTGGAGCGGAATTTATTGGAACGTCGTAAGAATTTTGAGGACCGGGTTCTAACTCAGTTCCACCAGCATGTGTACCATCAGGTGTTGTTGATAACCTTACTGGATGACCCCCGGTATGAAGAGGCCAACTGAATGTATAAGTAGTTCCCGATATTAATTCAATTGTAGGCTGCTGCTGTCCGTTGTAAAAATATTTATTACTCCCCCCAACCGATTGAACTGTAAACTGTAAAGTTCCTGTAAGAGGAGAAATAACGCCGTTATGATCTCCCATTATATATGTATTTCCATCTCCACTTAAACAAATAGAACCACTTCTAGTATAACTACCGGTTTGAGACCATATTGGCTGCGCATTATCTGGATAACCGGCTAATCTCACAACAATGTCGCTACTATCAATACCTTTATGAACAAATTCGGAGTGATTAAGAGAAACTGACACATCAGGAGTAGAATTATCTGCCTGCCAATTTGTACCATCCCAGTTGTATATCTTCACAGAATGTTCGGTTGTATATGTATTATTAGGTGAATTACTTTCTGGGCCTATATATCTTAAAACTATTCTATTTCCATCATCAGATAAAGATAAACAAGATCCAAATTCTGAACCATATGTGTAATATTCAGGGGGGTCTCCCATGTTTATATATTTTCTAAGCCCGGTATTCTGAGGAATAATGCTTTGAGAATGACCGTATTGTACTTCAGATACTTTAGTCCATTTTTTAGTGACATTATTATAATCATATGTTGTAAAAGAATTATTATCTCCCCCGGAATCTCCTATAACTATACGATTCCCGTCTGCACTTAAATCTATATGTTGATTATATCCATTTGATACATACCATACATGTCCTTTCGGTCTGCTAGATAATTTAGAATTGGGGGCTCTAAAGGTTTTATTTAATGTCCATGTTCCATTTTCTTTCTTAAAAACTCTAACAAGACCTGGTCTTCTGACTCTATATCTATCTACGCCGTTTACATTTGCATAAGCTTCTGATTCATCACCATACATTCTACCCTGAGATACAGCGTATGTATTTCCATCAGAACTCATAGCCGTACAATAACCATTAAAGTCTGATTGATAATAAATTAGATTGTCAGGTCTTCTAGGAGGGTCTTCAACGGCTTCTACTTTTTGTAAATAAGAAATTATATCTCCATCTTGCGGAGTAATTGTTTCAGGGACATCTCTAGTACTCTGAAATAAAGGACTGTAAGAGATATTACGATTATAATAATCAACTAAGTTATTAATGTCCTGTTTATTTAAATAAGAAATAAATAAATCACTCGCTAAAACTCCTTGAGATCTGTACACTCTAAATTTACCATTTTCGTCTACATCTATGTATTCTGTTCCTAGTTTTTTTATCTCTTCTGAGTCGTTATAAGATAAATACTTTGGTAAATAAGAATATGTATATGGGTTCGGAGTAGGATGTTCTACATAAGGAATTAAACTTGGTGATATAATATTATCATGTCCTTTTCTATTTGTTATAGTATTCAAAGCAGGAGGGTCAACCATAACCTCTAATGATAACTCAATAGCGGTTTCGTTATACTCCTGTTGTCCAGATGGGAAATATGTATTAAATAAAACTCTTATTAATGAACCGGGTATATTATCAGAACCTGATATATAATTTGCTGTTCTAAATTCGAAAATAGTATTTTTATCAGCCTCTATATCTTCAAATCTACCCCTATAGGCTGTATATAGATTTCCAAACTTATTCATCGCAATTACCCATTCTGGTGCTTTAGCTATAGCCTCGTTTAATTTATAGAATGTATTAGGTATATATACTTGCAATCTTGAAGTATTAACTCTAGTTGGGTCTGTTGTAGTTACCGTAGGATATCCTGTTAGAATTTGATAATCCCATATTTTATAATCAGGTACTTCCCATGGGGCCTCTTCGGGCCATGGCATCCAACTTCTATCAGAGTGTAAATCAAAACGAATATCATTTTCACCTAGAGAATAATCATTATTTACACCTCCTCCAATAAATTGCCCTATTCCAGTATTAGGACCATCAATTGGTCTATTATACTCTATTAAAGGAACTAATATCTCAGAATTACCAGTTGTAGTTGTAATAGTCCAAAAAACTCTAGGACAATCAGCGGCTCCTTGAACACTGTCGTCTGCTTCATTTTGTATTTTAGTGAGAATAGAACGAGTTGATGATATATATATTTCTAATTCTTGTTGTGTTATATCTCTATCTTTTACTTTAGTTGGTTTCCAAAAATCTAATCTAATGTAATTAACACCAGATATTGTTTCATACATTGCAGACACTAGTTCGCTTCCAGGTCTTGGTTTAAAAGATGGTAACTCTGGATAAGCAAGACTTTCTGTGGACTCCCAAAATTCCTCTTTATAAGCAAACCAGTCTGTGTTAATCTTAGGATTAAGAAGGTCGGTCTCGAATACCCAGGTTCGCGTTTGAATAGCATTTGTATTGTAGCGACTGGCTCGATGAGGATCACTAGATATATTTCCAGGCCAGTTTTTATAAGGATGTTCCATTTCATAATTAGCCATCCATAATTTCATATTATCAACGTAAACATTTATAACATTACCGTCTTTACTATGATAAGGATCTTCAGTTATATATACGTGAGCTATAGAACCGTTATTTTTATCATCGACAAAACTAAGAGTAGACTGAGGTGTCCAGATATTAGTAGAAACCTGTGGCCGATTATCTCCATATGGTGCCGCTACATTAGTAGCAACTTGAATTGCTTGAAGTTGCGAATTATGGTATTGATTGTTTAGATATCTTCCAAACCAAAGGATATGATCCCAGTTTCTATTTGGTGTAGTAACGACGTTAGAGGTTATAGTTCCCGACCATGTTCCATAATCTTCTATAACAGCTAGATTATTAATACTATTATATAAAGCTGTATTATAAGAAGATAAATTCGCTTGAACTTGAGCTGTTGTTACTGTATTTGGAAATACAGCAGAAATCTGAAGAGTATGTTGATCAGTTTGATCATCTACATGATATCCTCCGAAAAAAATTTGATGTCCCTTTAATTTAGGGTCACCCATTATTACCTCAGCTGTAATACTATTCTGATCTGAAAATTCTGGATGTGAGAATTCATCATTAAATTTATTTCTTACTCCGTTGTGATAATAACTTTCCATTACATTAAAAGATCTAAATCTGTCAACCGATGTAATAAAATTAGAATTTATATCATAACAATTAGATGCTGTTCTACCCTGATCTTGTACAATAAATTCTCCAATTCCAATGTCCTTACCCCTTTGATAAATTAACTCTTCATTATTATTTGGATCTAAATAAGTGTCTTTACAATCAAATTCTTGTACTGTAAATAAGTCTTTATCTTTAACAAGAACATCCTGAATGTCTTCCCAGGCTTGTGCTCTAGGTGCGGAGTCTTGATGTACTCCCCATACACCAGGTAAATTTACAGCATCAGTTGGAAGACCATAACTATCAATAGCGTCTAACCCCCCATCTCCGTTGCGAAATCCAGAACCCAAATCATTCGCATCTGTTTTTAAATGTAACCACCCATTTGGAAATCCAATTGGTGTAGCGATTGGATGAGTATCTCCTTTTGCTACACCTCTTTTATACCACCCCTTCTTTTCAAGTTTTGAAGGGTCTTTTAGTGCATCTCTAGAAGATGGTTTCTGTAATAGAGTTGTTACAGTTTTTGGACTTAAATCGGAGTCAAGTGGAGTATCTGATGTATTAAAATCTACTGTTAAACAAATGTAGATGTCTCCTATACAATCAGTTTCATTATCTATAGTAAATGTTTGAACTCCTCCCCATGACGCTGATTTAGAAATTCCTGATATATTTAATTCAGACAAACTATGACCATGAACTGTTTGTTTTTGTTTGTCGTTTTTATTCCAGAAAAAAGAACTAGAATTTGAATCAATTTTGTCAGTCACTATCAATGATTGAGTACCTTCTCCATTATACGTTTCTATTGCAGCATAATATCCTGAAGTTTCTTTTTCTGACATATTATAATTAGTTTATATATTTTATTGTTTTTAAATGGATTAATATAGTGTTATAGAAGAACCCCCGTCATAATAAAACATACTAGTTTCTCCTCTGCATGTAATGTTGATTCTAGAATTTTCAGGAATTGGGATTCCCTCGTCTGGTATTCCATTATTAACTGTGAAAAATAATTGTAATAGTATATCATCAATTCTATTAAGAGGTATAGATGAAGCCCCAAAAGCTCTAGAACCTAAAGGAAATACATAATAAATTTTATCTAACTGCTGTTTATCGAATCCGAACTGATTTGAATATAAACCTAAGGAATTTGAACCCATTATTAAACCACTGGATGGTATTCTACCGGAATGAGTAGTTCCATTTAAAAAGATCTCAGCCGATTGTAAATATGGTATTTTATTTTTATTTGTTATTTCTGGGAAATCTAAAGATATAATCAAATGTGAACTATATAATGAAAAGGTATCAAGTTTAATATCTAAATACATTTCTCTATGAAGTACATCTGGAAATTTATCGAATGTTATATTTTGAGACACTTTAATTCTTTTATTTATTCTTTCAACTTCTTGTTTAGCTTTTATAATAGCCTTCTCTTCGTCTGATATAGAAATGTAATCTGCATACATAGTTGTAGACAATTTTATATTAGGTTTCCATATTTCAGGAACATTTGTTATGTATCTTCCTGTTTTATCAGATGAATATAATGTATAAATAGAAGCTTCGTATCCTTGATAAGCGTATAAATTAGATGTATCAAATATATCTTTTACATCAGCATACTCAACTCTTATTTTTATTCTTTGTTCCCTAGATAAGAAATTAAGATAACTTTCTTCGTAATGACTTGAATAATTACTTTGACACTGTTTTGAATTACCTGATAAAACTGGAATTGGAATAATAGCTTGATATTTTTTTCCAGGAGCCCATTTTAAATCCCCCGTTTTTTCTCTAGTTCCGTCTGATCTAACATAACCAGAACATTGTAATTGTAGACTTTTATATGTACTTTCGGATAATTCTGTTGCGTGTATAGCATTAAGATCTTCATTTTCCAGAGTTTGCCAAACCTGAGTACCAACTAGAAAATGAATTCTTTTTATTATTTTTGACAACGGATTATTTACTTTAGTTTTTAAATTAGATTTAGCCCAATATGGGTTTATAAAATCTTCTAATTCAGGAGGTTTAACAGCCTGATCAGGAACCGTGTCCCATTGTTTAGTCCATTGTAAAGACCCGGAATATTTGGAATTCACATCTGGTAAATTAACAAAATCAGTAATGTCATGGTTTAATTTTATTTGAGTTTCGTTTACTAACTTAAAAACTTCATCGTATGTTATCAGTTTTTCACCTGGATTTCTTTTTGGTAAAGAGTAAATGGTTTTATCAGATTTTTTAATTGTATAAATGTATGCACGCCCCACGTCGTTATAACTTCTTCTTGGAATTGCAGATGTAGTACCTATAGTTGACATATAAGGCGCACCTGATACAATTGTATTACCATCCCCGCTGACAGCAATAGACCATCCAAGACCCTCTCCTTTATTACCGTTGTAAGGAATTTGTCCAGAATATACTAAATCCCTGTCTACATGTTCGTAACCCCCGTTAACTGAAAAATAATTTTTAATAAAATCTATACCACCATATTTATGCCAGGGTTGTTCCCATGTTCTTGCTAAATCACCATCATATCTTATAGAATTATAAAGAGCTGTATCATAATTAGAATCTCTATATGTAATAGATGCATAATTATTACTTATTAGTGTAGCATTTGCACCATTAGTCAAAGTTGAAAGCTCTGCATTGTTATTATACATAGTTATTATCTCAGATTGTGTAAGAGCACCATCCCACGCTCCTACATTATTTATAACAGCGTTTAAATACTTTGCATTTCCCACACGTATAGTAGTGGTATAATTTACTGTATCCACTGTTACCCCCGTTGTATATTCTACACCCCCGGAGTGTGTACCGCCCGATGTAGTTGATAATCTAAATGGATGAGTAGGACTTGAAGACCAATCAAATACATATGTATTACCTTCTAAAAGTTCAAGATTTGGTTGCTGTTGACCATCTATAAAATATTTATTACCTCCTACATTTTGATGTGTAACTGTTAAATTGGTTGTTGTTCTAGAGTGTATAAGTTCAGGAATTATAATATTCGCTTCTCCCTTATGATAAGAATTATCATAATAAGAATTGTTTGAAGGATAGTAATATAATTTAGAATGAGGTATATTTTCAGGAACTACAAAGGTTGTTATGTTATTAACTGTATCTACAGTCACTCCCGTTGTATATTCTACACCACCCCCGTGCGTACCACCTAGCGTTGTTGAGAATCTAATATCAGGCGGCGGTGTTTGGCTTGAACTATTGGTCACTGTAAATATGTATGTTTTACCTGCGATAAGTTCTATCGTTGGATTAGAAGCGTTACCGTACGCAGGGGCTCCATTCATATGAAAATAATAAGTTACACCGTAATTTAGTCCACCTGGACTTCCATACGTATTAAATTCTGCTATAACATTATAATTAACTGTACCGTAAGTATTTTGTACGGGGGTATATGCTATACCTCCCATACCAGAATGATTTCCGCAGTAATAATATAAATCTGGGGCGTTGCCACCATCCCAACCAGTGTAAGAAACGTCTCCATACGTTTCTTGTCCATGAGCTGTTTCTTCGGCTGTATAATCGTGAAATCCTATAAGATTTCCATTTACGTAAAAGCTAATAACACCCCCGGACTTAGAAACTACATAAAAATTGGTATCCCCCTTATAAGCTAGGAAAGTTCCTAATTCAGTTGCTAATCTTGTATTAGAAGAATAAAATTTTTCATTCATTCCGGGTATCGGAGGATAAATGTATCCACCGTCCGCTGCGTGAAATGTTACACCTATAAGATCCCAATCTCCGGTCGTGTATGTATTGTCAAAATTTAATGGTTGTATTGAAAATCTTCCATATGACCCAGAAGAACCTAGAGTGATAATAGGAGCCTGTTCTGAATCATCTGTACCGAACCCTAAAAACTTACAAGATGCTGCTATGGTCATACTTTGACCAACTGGTATGTTACCATTTAAAGGACTTGGTACATAAAAAATCCCCAATCCTTTATCAGTTAATAAAGGATTTACTATTGAACCCTGATTTATACCCCCAGTTGCTAAAAACATGTTATGAAAATTTTGAGAAGATGTATGAGAATGTGAATCACCTTTATTTATTTCACCACTTTCACCGTTTATTTCGCCCATTGATTCTACCCAGATATTGGTAGGCATGTAATCATAAATCTTTATTTTTCCCGCTTCTAATTTAGGTTTCTTTTTTTCTGATATATTTGCAGAACTGGTCCATGGGTACTCTTTTGATATATATGTTTGATCTACTCCCAATAACATTGCCTGTGTTGGAAATTCAGGAAGATGAGAAGTTAAATATGTATTTGAAACGGGAGACCCAACTATTAATTTATTTCCGTTATACGAAATTGAAAATTCTCCGGGTTCCATATTTATTTGCTGAGGGTTTCCATTAGAATCATTTATCTGCACCCAATTAGGATGTCCTGCACCAGGGGATGTATAAGGTAAGTTACCTATTAAAGACAATTTTGTATATATTTTTAATAATCCAGGTTCAAGATTTGAATGTTCTCCAAGAGCACGTGGTGCTCCTATTACAATCCTTGAACCATCCCCTGATATACGAACAGGTGAACTACATATTGTATTACCTCCAGTACCAGGACCTTGAGATACAATTGAGACAACAGCGGAAGCCCCAGACCAGGACCCCGAAAGAGCATTATTTGCACCAGCTGTACCTCTAGGATTATTACTTTCGGTATTAGGTATGTAATTCCTTAAATTTAAAACGTCTGAATTATTCCACGTATTATTATTGATATCATATTCCCATACATAAACAGAATTATTGGTAAAATTAGCAGTTACTAAGACTGTTCCATTGTTTGTCATGGATATAGAATCTGCTATACCAGTTATTCCAGTTCCCATTTGAACCCAGGAAGAATTTTCCCATTTAAATACTTGCGCGGGAGACATATAAGATGTTACTGCTAGTTTATTACCATCTTCTGACAACTGAACATTATTTCCAAAACCACTTCCCCATACACTTTCAGGTAGCGGATAAATTCCGTAACTATTATTAAATGTATAATCATTATTACCGGTATAAACACCCTGGGTATAATACTGTTCTATGTTATTATTAACATCTGCGACACCACCCATGGCAGCATTTCCATCAGTTTTATAATCAGTGAGAATCCAAATACCAGATTTGTAATCATATGTATTTACAGCGTTGTTAGGACCTCCAGCTTCTCCTATAACTAGTCTTGTTCCATCTCCGTTTAGAGATATGTGGTGTTTACACCCCGGAGCCCATGGAGTTTTTTGTTTTAATACTGGATAAGGATCACCTGGTGAGATGTATTTAGGATTTATAGGGTCAATGTATATATATTCTTGTGTCCCGGGTCTTTTTATACTTTTCGCTCCGTATGGATAAGAAGCTAAATTACTATCAGATGCGCTGAAAACTTTATTTAATACCCAGTTGTCTCCATTTTTTTTATATAATCTAACTTTACCAGCTCTTTTAGGATTTGAAGGAAATAATATAGCTCCCGAATTTAAAGCGGAGCTCCATGATGATGTATGAGATGCATCTTCTTGACCATAAGGCCAGTACTGATCTGCGGGGTTAGATTGAGGATTTATATTAGCGCTTTGTTGATGAAGATTATCTGTTAATGTCTGGTTATTGGAACTTTGTTCACATCCATACATCCTACCCTGACTAACAACCAATGTACTCCCATCTTTGCTAATAGTAGTTGCATAACCATAATGATCAAAGTTTTGATGAGAAGGTAAAACATCGGGGGCATCTTCTATTGGGTCTATCCTGTCTAAAGAAAATGAATAACTCCCATCAGGTGGGTTATCGGTATTATTAGAAATGAATTCTCCTGTTTTTGAAAATAAATATTCTCCCTTATCAAAGGTATGATTAGAAGCCTTGTTGGGCCATCCAGATGGAGATTTCCCATCCTGAGAACCAAAGAGAGTTGTTGTTTCCATTCCTGGAAGACCTAAAAATTCATTTGATGTATGAGATCTATTATCAGGTGGTGTTATCAGTTTGTTTATAGGTCTTATGTCTGAATAATTATAATAATTTACTAAATTTTTAACATCTTCACATGACAAATAAGATATGAAAAAATCATCCGCCAATATCCCCGGAGAAGAATATATAGCCAATTTACCATCTGTATTTAAACCAATGTGTTCGTTACCTGTTCTTAATAATTTTTTAGAATCGTTAAAGGATAAGTATTTGGGTATATAACTAAGATCATGAGGTCTGTAAGTAGTTTGATATACCGAAGAAACCAATGAATCACTGATTAAATTATCATGTCCTATATAATTTGGGCTTTCTTTTAATGTTTTAGAATAATATCCATTCATGAGAATACTCATCGGACGAGGGTCTCCAAGTGAGTATTCCTCTCTATCTGAAAATAATTCAAGTCTTGCATGCTTACTAACTCTCATATCAGGATTAAAGAGGTATTCTTTTGTATTACCCCCTAGATAAGTAGTCCCATCTAAAAATTCAACAAGAGTAGGTCTTGCTATTCCATGTAGAGGTAAATTTTCAAGTTGTAAAAAATCTCTTGGCTTCCAGTCCCATTCTGGATAACTAGGAATATCACCTGCTTGCATAAACGGGTGAAGGTTATTTAAAGGACTTGGATAATTGGGGGCGGAGGTATCTTCTCTCCAACCATTAGGATATCCAATCTGAACACTTTGTGGTTTATTAGAGTCTTTAGCAGTTCCTCTAATTCTATACATAATAGGTTCTGTTAAATCCCATAAAGTTATAGATTCTTTACTAGACGGTCTTCTCAATAGAGTTGTTAATGTTTGAGGAGGTCCATAGTTTAATGGAGTTTCTGGTATATCTAAATCAACAACTATAGATAAATATATATTACCCAATGCATCTGCATCTTTAGATATTTCAAAAGTCTGGGTTTTTCCCCATGATGCATCTTTTGTAGACACTGAACTTGGTACTTGCACAGTACTATATCCGTGTATAATTTGTTTAAATGTATCATTTTTATTCCAAAATACAGACATTAAATCTCCTGTGTCATTTATCTTATCAGTAACTGCTAATGCTTGTGTACCAGAATTGTCATATGAAGATATTGCTGCATATGGCCCGGTTGCCATAACTTATATAATATAAAGATTATATTTAAATAAATGTTAAGCTTTATATTATTTGATAGATTACAACTATTTTAGGCTGCAAATGATATAGAACCGCCTACGGTAGTTTGTACAGTAGTACCCACGGCTGTGGCAACAAGTTTTGGAGAACCTAAACTTGTCCAGGCGGATGTAGAATTAAACCCGGTTTTGACTGGTCTACGAGTATTTCCACTTATAGTTGAAGCAGCATCAATATTACTCGCAAAAAGACTTGTTTTTATTCTAATATTTAGTTTAGCATTGTTGCATTTAGCCAATGGAATACCCGCTGTACTGAATGCTTCGTCGGCTAATTTTATTACATATATTCCAGAATCTTTTATGTCTTTTAATCCGAACTCTTCTAGATTAGCTGTTTTTATAGCGCTAGATGGTATAAAACCAGTTCTTTCTCCGCCAATTACTAATTCCACAGAGTGTAACCAATCGTTGGTATAACCAACTAAAGGAATATCTGGTAAAAATTTTTTTGTTGTTGAACCTGCACTAGGTAACTCAAGAACACCGTTATTTTCAACTCCAGTCTTAATATTAGAATTACTTAATCCAGCCCCGATTTGATATGTAGATAGAGATGGCTCGGTTTCGTAATTAGTGTGTTTTAATAGTCCTAAACTATTAGTCATAAAATCTCCGTCATTATTTTCAGGAACAAGGGGCCCAGCGGTCTCTACGCCATCTTTACCACTGTACCATCCATCGAATAATGGTTTTTTAGTTAGATTTGACATCCATGGACCATGTCCAGCAGCACCGGCAGAAGCGCTTGTTGCATTGGCTATAGTCTTAGCAGCATCATACTTATTACCCTTTGTAAATGGCCAAGGCTTTGTTAAATCTCCGACAGCAAAGCTGTATGTATTATCAACGGCTGGTACTCTTAGAGATAATAGAAGATGACTGCAATTGCATTCAAACTTACTAATATCAAAAGATATCTCTTTATATTCTCCATCTGGTTTAGGAAGAGTAGAATAATTATCACCCGAAGCATTCGGAGCGGTTGTAACGGCATTTATAAGTTTTTCAGGATTTTCATACTCTAGTGTCTCTGATGTTTTCAATACCCTGTTAATAACGTTATTTCGTATAAAATTCTTCTCGGTTTCTGTAATCATATGAGTTGTAACTGTTGCACTGGTTTCAAATTTCCAATTAGTTGGAATCATAGTGGCGCTCGATGTTAATTTTTGAATACCAAACACGGGCCATATACCACCGGCTCCGTGGAGACCCTCATGTTCGTGTCCGGTATTAGCAACATTTATAGCATCTGTAAACATATCAGGGTTAAATTTATTATAATAAACTTTCATGGATAATGTATTAGTTGTAGAACCCGCTTGTAGGAACGCGGAATTCATTTTAGATGATCTTCCAGTAAATGGTATGGAAATTGACCATTCTATAACATTATCCTTAATAGCTGCAGTACCTACATTTCCTGTGTTAGGATTATTAACATTTGTGAAAATATTAGGGTATTCTCCACTGTTATCAGTACTTCCAGACATTACACATGGATTACTGGTTTCAGTTACGTTTCTTGCAAATATAGCATCAGGTGTAAGAGTGTCTATAATCAAACCACCTAATTTTATCTCTAATTTATGTATGAGAGTTAATAAAAATGTGTTTGAAAAATAAATAGCTGTGCTATTTGCAAAAGATGGGGTGTTATTTCCAGCATCAGAACCGGCAGGTATATCAAATGTCATTCTACCCGTTAATATAATGTTACTTATAGCATCTATGTCATCGGGTAAATCAAAGGTGTCTTGATTTGTAGCCTGAGATGGGGTTCCAGTTGGAAAACCCTTCATACTACCAATAACAACGGTTTGGCCAGTTCCGTTTATATACTTTGTATTGCACTTTGTTAAAAATTCTGATTCTATTAAAGTATCGTCTTTAAATTTATTGGCTCTACACACGGATTGAGAACCAGTTGAATTAAACGTCTTTATGGCAACGTTACTAATACCCATGTCTTTTATATAAAGGTATATATTTTTTTTTAAATAAAAACGTTTAAAATGTATTTTTTAAATAATATTGTATATTAATACCCAATGTCTGAATTTGAATGTAATATAACAGATTTGATAGATACACCTGTTGAAAATAGTCAAGATGAAATTTATGAAACCCCCGTTAGGGAAGAAATTTCCTTAACGTTAGATCAGCAAAAACCGAAACAAAACAAAACAATTATTCCGAAAAAAAAGACTTCAAATGATTTAAAAACACCCGAAAAACGAAATGCAAACGCAAATGATAATGCTATTGCAAATACAAGTGTAAAAGATACAATGATACAGGTGATTTTAAATGATATGAAAGATAACAAAAATCATAAGATAATTATAGTAACTATAGCTACGTATCTTTTATTAAATTCTTCGCCAATTTATAAATTAATTTATGATATGTTTCCTTATTTAATGGAATCTGCTACAAAAGTTAACATAAAAGGACAAATTGCAATAGCTGTTTTAATTTCCATTGCAGTTATAATTTCAAAGTCTAGTCTATTCTCGTAATGTAATGTAATGTAATCATTTCTTTTTAGACTTAGGTGGTCCTAATGATTGAGTTTTATTAGTTATTCTGTTTTCCATATTAAATAGTATATTCTCTAATGTAAATTTTTCAAAAACGGGAAGTTCTTCTGATTTTATTTTCGGTTTTTTCCAACCAAGCGCACTTTCAAGTCCTGGTGTAATAGGTATAGGAGCACTTTGATAATCTCTACAACAACCAAACTCTCCCTCACTCTCAGATAGGCACTTTTGACAAAATCCCGATGGAGTTAACTTGAAGTAAATGTTATTATGAGAATGAAAATCTCCTTTATTTTGACAATACTTAGATTTTGTTGCTATGATATAAACAGGGTTTTCTTTAGATTTTTGTATGATACGAATATCATCGGATTTATACAGTGGCATAAAATTCTTAAAAAATTTAATTATAGCCTGATATTCATATGAATCTTTATCAAGTCTTACAAATCCCTTTTTTGTTGAAGTATCACCAGTGTCTTCTGTTTCTTCATAAATCTGAAGATTAATAGTTTTTGTAATTTCATTAATATTAGTTCTTACACTTGTTTGTTTAATAGCCAATAAATTATTACTAACGTATTCTTTTGTTAGTTCGGAATCTACAATGTTACCATTGTAGACTGATTTAATGATGTATACCCTATTTTCATAATGTTTAACACCGTCTGATATAGAACACTTGTCCGACCCAATCAATCTAAGTCCATTCGCATCATAAACGCATTTATCTATAATTTTATCCCAATTGTCATAACAGCTTTCAATTTTACCAAATTCTGTAGTAAGACGAACTATGATGTTTTTACGAATAGACTTAGCAATATCTTTATCAACAAAGATATCTGGCCAATGCAGATGATATCCCTGTTTAAAGTATTTTACACCCGATTTGATATTTTCTTTAGATTTATCAGCTGTGGTAATTATACAAATGTAAGTCTTTTGATAAATGTGTTGAATAACATCTTGTATTATCTTGATGTAATTGGATATATCTATGATTTCAGTTGAATTAAAATCAAAATCAATAAAAAACTTAAATACATTTGTTTTTCTTTCTACTATACAATTTTTACAATCTATGTATTTTGAATACATTTCTTGAAAAATTTCATAGTCTTTAGATATATCTAATTTACCCCCATCAAGTAAAAAATGTGTTACATTTTGTTTATTAGAATCTGTTACAATTTTACCGGTAGAATAAAACCATGTTGTCAGTGGATTATCCATTACATATATAATTATATCCTAAGACTTTAAATAAATTTCCTATCCTTTAAATTTAATTGTTACATTTAAATTATTTGTATATACACCTTTTACTGCACTAGGAGATAAAACGGTGCGCTTATCTTTTCTTTTGTTTAAAAGAGTTGTATTCATATCTGAATCTATTAATGAAATATTACTTATGGCATAATCATAAATTTTATTTTCTAATACCCACCTAAAAAAATTTAATTGTCCAACTGTTGTTATTATTTCTTTATCCATTGTTTCATATCCGGATGTATATTCTTTCCATTTTAATGTATTCATGTCTATAATTATTCTACTTTGTCTACAGAAAGGATCAAAGTATTTTTTAGAATAAGCTTTTAGTTGATTTTTATAGTCTAGGTATATATTAAAATAAACAGTATCACCATTTGATTTATGTAAAGGATATATAATATTGTATTTCTTTGAATAATTTGTTACGAGCCAATCCAATAATCTTAAACTTAAAGGAGTATTTTGATAAACTATATCACGAAGACGTGACATTTTATTTTTATAGAAACTTAATAAAAAGTTTATAAGTGTTTCTTCTCTGGTAGAAAAAGTCATTAGAATGTAATCTAAATAATCTTTAAATTTATTTAAAGACTGTGAGATATAATATCTCATATAAAAAATATAAATGTTATCCGAAATTGTAGATGAAGAGTATAAAAAACAAATTGTATTTTTACTTAACAATAACTGGACAGGACGAACCGATTATTATTTCCCAGTTCAAACATCAGTAAATCTAGAAAAGATTCATTTTACAAAACTCAAAGGTTATAATTACATGTATGCAAAGAAAAATACCGTTGACACTCGAAGGGGGGTATTATTTACATTTATAAATTCTCGGGCAGAAAATGTATCTATAGTAATCCTTAAAGACTTTACCATGTACAATGTACATATAAACTGCTATCACGAATATTTCTATGGTAGTATATTTGATATTTCATTCACCAAAGAAAACATTACAATCTGTGATGTATTTATGACAGGGGGTAATAAAGTAAATAGCTATTCTTATATAGATAGAATGTCTGAAGCTGAGTATTTTGTAAATAATACAATAGAATCAGAACCTAAATTAAATACAATGAAATATTTCCATAGTATTTCAGAGATTTCAAATGAAAATTTTGAAAATGAAGAACTTTTTATGATACCAAATAATTTACCCATTACAACAGGTATAAATTACTCATGTTTTAAATGGAAACCCGCAGATAAAATCACATTTAATTTGTTATTTGAAGATGACAATGAAGATGTAGATGTATATACAACTAATTTTAAAAAATTGAAGCATTTTGCTAAAATTAGAAATAATACACCAGAAGGTATGGAATACATCAAATCAATTAGAAGCCTTGAAAATTACAAGAATGGGTGTATAATTGAGGTTAACGTAGATACATGTAACGATAAAATTAACATAGTAAAGCTAAATGATGATAAAACAATACCTACAACAATCAGGGCAATAGAAAAAATACTTCACTTAAAAAAAGAAAATATTACACTTGAAGATATCATTAATCTAACAAATTAAAACATTCCAATTTTAACTAAATCATTTAAATTCATAATAAGAATTAATATGATTTAATTACATTTAATCTACACATTACACACTAAATTACACGTTTACCAGAGACCGAAACGCGAGCGCATGCGGCGGCGGTAGGCAGCACGAGCCTTGATGGCAGCCTTAGTCATCTTTAGCTTCTTCTTGCGACCACGGCGGGCAGACTTGCGATTGCGGCGACGGTACGCACGACGAGCAGCGATAGCCGACTTGGTCATCTTTAGCTTCTTGGTGCGACGGCGGCGGGTGCGCTTGGTGCTCTTGCGGGTACGACGCTTGCCAATGTAGACCTTGCGGCCCTTCGAGCGGTAGTAGAGGGCACCGGTCTTACCCTTGTAAAGCTTACGCTTGCGACCAGCAACTACAATCGAGGTCTTAGCCTTCGAAATCTTACGAGTGCGACGGCGGCGGAGGGGCGAGCGCGTACGCCTACGCTTGGTCGAACGCGAGCGGCGACGGCGCTTGGCGCCAAAATATAGATCAAGGAGATCGTCAGACATATTTATTTTAATATATACAAAAGAAATTAAATTAAAATTAATTCAAAATAAAATAAATTAAATTAAATTAAAATTTTTATAAATTTGGAAATTACATTATTTCTGAAATTGTGTGTATTCATAAATTGCATTAGAATGTCTTTATCTGTTTTTTTCATAGAAAATGGTTCTGGTAATTCATAATCGAATGTAGTGAATATATCTCTACATATTTTGTAATCAAAATTGTCGGTTAATTTTACTCCACTTGATACAATATTTTCTATACATTTATGTTTTTTAATTAGATTGTATGCAGTTATTGGACCTATTAAAGGAATAGACTCTGTATAATCACAACCAGATAGGATACAATAATCAACAAAATTATCTAATGACATATCAAGATCTAATAGTAGTTTTTCTAAATTAATCTCAGTTATTTGCCTATTGATACCAGTTTTAAGAACAAGGGGGCAACCAAATGTAAGCGCATCAGAATCGTCGGTGACGGTGTAATCTACTAAATTGTTTTTTTGTAGAAAAGAACAATACTTCTCTGCATCATTAGGCGCTGTACAATAAGGGATTCCAGATTTTTCTAAAAATTCTTTACATTGATCTATATGATACTTTTTTACAATTATAATCTGTGATTGTAGTTTTTCAATTTCAGCGTTTATTTGATTTTCTTCTTCATTGCTTTGGGGGATTTTTTCCTTAAGTTCGTCTAAGCGAAGATATAACTTTTGTTTAGCAGCCTGTCTCTTTTCTAGTGTAATGTTTTTTGCTTCAGGGGGGATACCGTCAAATATAAAAACGGGTAGAATTCCATTCATCATATAAAATTTTGCCCTATTTGCTATACCAACTAAATGCGAATTTTCAGCCTTACACGCATATTTAAATTTGTACAATAGTATACTACAGTCTATAGCTACAATTTTACCGTAGTATTTTTTAACTTCATTTTGTGTTATACTATCAGGTGAATACCTTTTTATAAGGGCGTTTAATCCTCTAATTCCCATTTATAGAATATATATTTTATTCTTTTAAACTATTAAACGAAATTAAATTAAAATTAATCAAGGATTAGGCATTCAGTAAGATTAACAGGTGAAATTTCTGAATCGTCTTCCGTGCTAAGATCTAGAACTCTCTTAGGAAGTTTAAATTCGGGATGACATTTAATTCCCACTTCACGGTAATGAAGTACATCCTTCCAAAACTTATCTAGAATAGGCAAATTCTTATTAAGCCACTTATGATTAATGTAAGTTCTTACAATACTCATAGTTTTCGGGGGGAAATATTCAATAAAATCAGAAACTTCTAGTCCGCAAATGAACATATTCAACTGAACTTGGGGATAATAATACTCTGGAATCTTTCCCGGAACAATCTTTCGCTTATAAGGACACTTAACTTCCAAAAGAACAGGCTTTGCATTAGGATCTGTTACGCTAATAGAAATACCGTCTGGCGAACCAGCAAGCCATGGATATTCATCGGATTTATGAACATCCTCATGCGCAATAAGACCAAATTCGTAACTCTTTTGACCAGTTAGTTTACAATACTTTTCAATAGCTTCGTCTTCATACTTTTGACCATGACGAGTAGCAATATTACCAACAAATGGCTTTGGATCATGACCACATTTCTTAAAAAGTACTTCTTTTGGTTTTTGATAAGGATTCAAGCCTAGAACTGTGCCTGCGTCACTTGATGTCAATTTGTTTTCTCTTTGTTTGAACCACGCATCCGAACGCTGTTCATGCATAGGAATTGATT